GCTGCGACGAAGCGCATCACGGAGATCGTGAACCGATTCCGTGAGAGGCAGGATGTGGCGGGGAATCTCGTGTCCGAGACAACGTACACTCCGTCGCTCGGTGTGTACGAGGCGATCGTGACGGACGGGCGGGAAGAGTTCCCGATACGGATAGAGGCGTACGGCAAGGGCATGAGCATCCGCGGCCTCGCATGGAATGACAGAAGACCGCAGCTCGTCGTGATCGACGATCCGCAGGATCTTGAGGATGCTCAGTCCGAGACGGTGCTTGCGTCGGATTGGGACTGGTTCCTGTCGGAAGTTCTCTTTCTCGGGAAGGACACGCGGATCATCCTGATCGGCAACAACCTCGGGGAGAAGAGCATCGTCGAGAGGGTGATGGCGCAGGCCGGAGAGCTCGGGTTCTCCGCGTCGCGCATCCCGATCATGACGGACGACGAGCAACCGAATTGGCCCGCCAGGTATCCGATGCAGTTCATCCGGCAGGAGAAGGCGAAGTACGTCACGCTCGGGAAGCTGGACATCTGGTACCGCGAGCGGATGTGCAAGACGACCGATCCGAGCAGTCAGTGGTTCCCGAAGAGTCAGTTCCGATATTACGATCCGCGAATGACGCGGAAGATCGTAGCACGATCCAACGTATTCATCACACTCGATCCGGCTCTCGGCAGGGCGACGAGCGACTATACGAGCCTGTGCGTCGTTGCAGTGTCGCCGGAGAATTGCTGGTACATCGTCGATATCGACTATGGACGGTATGGCCCGATCGACACGATCGAGCGGCTGTTCTCTCTCGTCCTTGCGTGGCGGCCACGGTGTGTGGGCGTTGAGTCGATCGCGTATCAGGCGAGCTTGCAGGACTTCATGGAGCGGGACATGCTGACGCGGAACATATTCTTCCGGATTGAGCCGATCGCAGACAGACGGCAGAAGGAGCTCAAAATCGAGGCCCTGCGCCCCAGAATGGCTACCGGCTCGATCTGGTTTCCGACAGGCGCATCGTTCCTGCCGGAGCTTGAGGCGGAGATGCTGGCGTACCCGGCGTTTCCCGCGCATGACGACGTTATTGAGTCGCTTGCGATGGTTGACCGTATCGCCTTCCCCCCGATGGGAGGATGGGGATACGCGGACGAAGACAAGATGCCGGAGGCCGGATCGCTATGAAAGAGCTCTCACGGAAGCAAAAGAAGCGCGTTCTCGACATAACGCTTGACGATCTGGCTCAGGCCAATTCGTATTTCACGTCGAAGATAGAGCCGTTGCTGCGCGACAGATTGTCCGCGTACAGGGCGGAGAAGTCGCTGTACGAGCGGAAGTTCGAGAGGCTGTCCGCCAGGTCGGATATGCGCGTGTTCGACTTCTGGGCCACGGTCGAATCGTTGATTCCCCCTCTGATGCAGAGCTTCTTCGGAGCGGATCAGATCGTGTCGGTGGTTGGACGCGAGCCGGAGGACGCGCACAAGGGCGAGCTGTTCAAGAAGCTGCTCGACTGGCAGATCCTCGAACAGAACCACGGATTCCTCGTCTTCAATGACTGGTTCGTGGACGCGCTCCGCTTCGAGCTTGGCGTGCTCAAGGCGCACTGGATACGCGACACGCAGCACGAAGAGGTCGAAGAGACGCTTGACGCCGAGAAGATCGCCATCATCGCCGCGACTCCCGGCGTAACGATACTTTCCTGCTCCGAAACTCCGGACGAGTACGGCCTGTTCGACATACGGTATCAGACTTCGCGCATGGTGGAGAACCGCCCGGTGATCGAAGTGGTTCATCCGTTCCATTTGCGCTGGACTCCGACAGCGGTTTCCGTCGAGACGGCTCCGTTCGTGGCGCAGAAGAAGTACGTTACTGGGGATGAGCTCCGGAGGAAGGCGAAACGCGGGATTTACGACGCGAAAGCGGTTGAGGCGGCGATAGAATCTGCCGGATCTCCGGATTATTCCCAGATCGAGCAGGATTTGAACGACGAACTCGGCACGTCGCAAAATACCGCTGACGATTCGTCGAGAACTGTTGTGGAGTTGTACGAGTGTTGCGTGACGATGGATGCTGATGGCGACGGGTTATCTGAAAACCTTCTCGTCACGGTGGCGAACGACCAGCTTTTGCGCGTTTCGGAGAATTCCTACGGTCGCGCCCCGTTTTTCGTGATCTCCGCATCGAGGGATCCGTTCAAAGTGTGTCCGGATTTCGGCTTTGCGGAGGTTGTATCGGAGATCCAGCACTTGAAGACCGCGATGGTCAGGCTTCTTGTGCTGAATATGAGCTTGAACAACACGCCGCGCAGCTTCATCGACGATACGAGGGTGAACCACGAAGACTTGCTGGCGGACAAGCAGTACATCCGCGTGAACGGGCAGCCCGGAATGGCGATATACAGCCAGCCGATACAGCCCGTGGCGGCATGGACGATGCCGTTCCTCGAATATACCGAGACGCTTCTCGAACAGTGGACGGGCAGGACTCGATACAATCAGGGGCTCGACGCAAACAGTCTGAATAAAACGGCGACCGGGGCGACGTTGATAATGAATGCCTCGACGCAGCGGCTCGGGCACCTGATACGGACGTTCGCAGAGACGGGCGTGGGGCAGCTCTACAAGTTCCTCGTCAGGATGAACCAGCTCTACATCTCGAACGCTCAGGTGTTCCGTCTGACGAACGAAACGCTGAACATCTCTCCGGACGACATGGCCGGAACGTATGACATTGCGATCGCAAGCGACATCGGGATCGGGAGCAGGCAGAGCACGATACAGAATCTCCAGCTCTTCCTCGGCATGCTCTTCCCGCAGGGAGCGCAGCTTGGCTGTTGCGGCCCGCAGGAGTGGGCGAACGCTGCGAGGAAGCTCTTGAGAATCATCGGCATCCGCGAGGTGGACGCGCTGATCCGCGAGCCGCAGATGCAGCAGCCGGGATTCCCTCCGGGTATGCCTCAGGGGATGCCGGGAACGGATACGGGGATTCCGACCGAAGCGATGATCGCGCAGGCGATGAGCCACAGGGATCCGAACATGACGGGAGGGGAACGCAGAGTTGATGGACGAGCAGAGACGCCAACATTTGGTAAAACTTTCGGGACGGGGAACGGAAAGCAGGATCTTGCTGGACTCCCTCCGTCCCTGGCTGGAATCGCGTCGAGAGACTTTGTTGCTCAGGGCGGCTGAGGAACCGAAAACGACGGAGCAGCTTGCCTGTATTCTCGTGACGCTCGGGTGCTACAGGGAAATGATTTCGGATCTTGAGCGGGACATCCGCGACGGAGCGGAAGCCGCCGCTACACTGATGGAGGATGAATGATGAATGACAAGGTGATTGCAATCGTGCGCGGCGTGCTCTCCGATTTCGACCCGTATCTTTCCGGCCCTGACAAGACGATGTGGGATAGGCTCAAGGCAGAGTATTCCGCGAGGATTGCGGAGAAGATCCTTCCGCTGATCCCGGCAGAGAAGCCGAAGACGGTGAGGGCGAAGTGATGGACGATCTCCAGACGCAGGAACAGTCTGTAGAGCAAGCGGCCCCTGCCGAAACTCCAACCACGCCTCCTGTTGTCGAAGAAGACGTTCCTGAGATCGCTGTTCGGGATGGGGAGCTTGTCGTTACGGAGCAGGCGGATACGTATACCGCAAAGGAAATCGAGGAGATCGGGATTGACAAGCTGGATCCGAAGCGGCTCCCGAAAGACCTCGTACCGTTCTACAAATCGCTGCAAGCCGACTACACCCGCAAAACGCAGGCGCTGGCGGAACAGCGAAAGAAGCTCCCCGTTCCAGAGGAAACGCCCCCTCCGGTTCAGCAGTTCCAACCGCAACCGGAGCAAGCCCCCGTTTCCGAGCAGAGTTACATGGAATGGTTCGGCGGAGCTGCAAAGGACGTTGCGTGCCGGATGCTCGGGATTCAACCGGACAAGTTCGACGAGTTCAACCCGCAGCACATCGTGGGATTGAATCTCGCAACGACTCGTCTCAACGAGGAAATCCAGCGTCAGGCGCAGCAGCGGCAGGCTCTTGAAACCAGGAAGCAGCAGTACGGAGAAATGCTGGCGGACATTCGCTCCAGCGAGCCGCATTTCGCGGAGATCGACGCATGGGGAAGAACGTATGTCGAATCGCTCCCCTATACGGAGTATTCGAGGGTGATGAAAACCTTCGCCTCCGGGGATATGGCGGCGATCAAAGGCGAGCTTCTGAAAATCCGCAAGGCGTGGTACGACAGACAGACGGCGACGCAGACTCCCCCGGTGCTCGAAAGCGCCGGCTCGGATCAGACGCCGCCGAGAAAGCGCGTCCCGCTGGATCGCCTCGGCTCCATGAGCGAGGACGATCAGGCGGCGTGGATCGCGCAACATATCTATGACTGAGGTGATGTGAGTTGGCGTCGAATACGTATGATGCAGTCGGGAACATGGAAGACCTTTCCGATGTGATAACGAATATCAAACCGAGCACCAGCACCACATACAGCATGTTCGGCAAGACGAAGGCAACGGCCACGTATCACGAATGGCTGGAAGACGCGGATCCGAATGTCGGCAACTCTAACAAGAAGGTTGAAGGATTCACTTACTCAACTGCGGAGGGTACTGCCCGCGTGCGTCTTGGCAACTATACGCAGATCATGAGCGAGGGTGTCGAGGTCACGGAAACGCAGCAGACCGTCGACAAGAAGGGCGTCAAGGACGAGATGGCGCACCAGCTCGCCAAGAAACTGAAGCAGATCGCCAAGGACTGCAACAAGGCGATCCTCACGCAGGACAGCAGAGTTGCCGGTGACAAGGTCACGGCACGGCAGATGGGCGGCATCCCGTACTGGATCACGACCAACGTCCTCGCAAACGGAGGCGACGCTCGGGACTTCACGACCAAGCTCCTTGGCGACGCGCAGGAGGCGGCCTACGCCTATTCCAACGGCGAGGCGGATACGGTTCTGCTCTCTCCGGCGCAGAAGCGTCGCGTCAATGCGTGGACGAACGGTGCGACGAAGTACATGGACGAGGGGGCGACGAAGCTGGCCTCCAAGATCTCCGTGTACGAGTCCGAGTTCGGGATCGTGAAGTTCGTGGTCGAGCGTGATCTTGCGGATTCGGTCGTGTACCTGATCGATCCGAGTTTGTGGAAGAGCGCGTATCTGCGCCCGTTCGCAAAGCACCCGCTCCCGAAGATCGCGGACAAATTGCAGGAAGTGGTTGTTGGCGAGTGGACGCTTGAGGCCAAGGCGGAATACGCGAACGCGGCCATCAAGGACTTGAAGCTTGCAACGCTGTCGTAAGGTGGTGTCGATATGGTAGGCCTCAAGAGTGTTATATCCGGAACAGATCCCGATGTGAACGTGCCGGTCGTGACTGGCGACTATGGGGCAGCCTGGGCTGATCTCGTATTGCCAACGATCACCGCAGCCGTCCCCTGTTTCCTCATTGCGCACAATACCAACGGCTCCGATTCGTGGCGGCTGTACGTCCATGACGGATCGACGTGGAATCTCTGCCCGCTTCCGAACGCTGATCTGGCGGACGTTCCGATTCCCGTTGACTCCGCCGATTACGGAGCCGCATGGGGAAGTTACACTCCCCCGGCGATCACCGCTGTCTCGCCGCATATCAGGGTTGTTCACAATACGAACGGCGGGGATTCGTGGAGATTGTACGTTCACGACGGAACTGCGTGGAAGTTTGTCTCTGTCGCTGCGGCAGATCCGATCGACATTCCGGTTGCGGTGGATATCGGAGATTACGGAGCGGCGTGGGGAGATTACGCGCCTCCAGCGATTACAGCGAGCATCGGGCACATCAGGATCGCAAAGAACTCGAACGGCGACGGTTCTTGGCGTATCTACGCCCATGACGGTACCGCGTGGAAGTCGGCTGCGCTGACGTAAGCGCGGATGATCGAAGGCCCTCCTGCGTAGCGGGGGGGCCTTTTTTTATTGGGGGTGGACGCGATGGAGTACAAGGAACTCGATATTGACAAACGCAAGGGAACGGTGCGCCTCCGGACTGCGTACGACACGGATGAGATTGAGAAGGACAACCACAATCTCAAGAAGATCATCGGGAAGGGATTCACTCCAGACCGGAGCATGAGGCTCATCGCGGAGATCCCGATGAATGACATTCTCCGCCTCGGGAACGCGGGGGATCACGATGCCATCGCGGGGATGAACGGGGACGACGCGGCGCTCAAGCGGCTTATCCGCAGAAATCCCGGCTGGCGGGCATCGGACGGTTCGATATGACAGCCGAAGACATTCTCATCGACGTTCGGTATCGGCTCCGCGACCAGCAGTCCGCCAAGATCTCCGACAGCTCGCTTCTCTCATTTCTGAACCACGCCATTTCAATTCTCCACGAACACTTCGCTACGTTTCGCTCTTCCCTCGGAAGGGCCGTTGCAACGATCGCCCTGACGAATGGAATAGGCGATCTCCCCGCAGACTTCCGTGCGATCATCACGGTCGAGGGTGGCGGAGGTATTCTGACTCCCGTCCCGACGAGCGAGGAGCTTGACGGAGAGAATTACCGGATCGTCGGGATGCAGATTCGCGCCCCGTATTCTTCCCTCACGATTGAATACCACAAGGAACACGCCAGATGCACCGCGCCGACCACGACGATCTCCCTGCCGATTGCGCTCCAGAGCGTCCTCACGGATGCGACCTGGTATCTCGCCCTCGGGAATCGTGCGGCGGCGTCGCAGCTTCTCTATGGCGTGGCGAAGCAGCAGTCGAGCCGGGGCGTGTCTGAATTGCCCGAGACGACAATGCTGATCGGAGGATAGGGCCATGCTCGCAAGCGATGCGATCGCACGTGTACGATACAGAATCCGCGACGTTGCGGGGTTGGTCTTCCCGGATGCGGAGCTTCTGCAATATCTCTCCGACGCACAGGCGATCGTCGCCGCCAAGGGAATCCAGTCGGCAGACGTGGCCTTCCGGAAGAGCGCGACGATAACGGACAACATGGCCGTTCCCGCCGACTGGTACGCATGGGTGGGGGAGGTTCCCGCAGTCCTCCGTGGCGGCACGCTTCATCTCCCGACAGGCGTATCGTCCCTGACTGCGGACTACTGGGCGTGGCCTGTCAGACTCACGACGACGGGGCAGACGGTCGCGCTCCCGGATTACGTCATGGATTCGGTGATCCACAAGTGCGTCGAGATCTGTCTCGACCGGAACGGATTCGATTCGACCGCAGACCAGAATCACACGAACGCGGTGGTGGCGGCGAGGGCGGCGATAACGGCGACGCAGCCGCAGACTCCGGGGGGAATGGTGAACTCAAGTGCGGATCAGCAGTAAGCTCAAGAACGCACAGATCGTCTACCAGACGGACTTCTCCGGCGGACTGAATACGTCCGTCCCGTGCGAGAACATCGCCGCGAACGAGCTTGGTGTATGCGACAACTTCGAGATACCTGTCGGCGCGACGATCCTGCGGACACGTCCGGGCGTCGCATCCGTGGCGGCGTCGGTTCCGATCGAAGCGCCCGAGACGTTCCTTCCCGTCACGCATGCCGGAGAGACGAAGTTCCTGATCTCGGCAGGGCAGAAGATATATCTGATCTCCGCCCTCGGTGTCTCGACGGAATACGATCTGAACGGGACGAAGATTCCCACGTTCGTCAAGTGGGGCGAGGAACCGCTGATTCTGATCGCCTCCGGCGACAAGCTCCAGTCGCTCGACCTGTCCGCGAATCCCGCGACGATTGCGGAAGTGGATTCCCCGATCGCCGACATCGTGTTCGTCTGGAACGGGCGGGTGGGAATCGCACGCGCCGGGACGGACAGGATAACGCTCTCCGGTATTGGCGATCACACGAACTGGCAGACGGAGGACGATACGAGCGGGGAAGTAACGGACGAATGGACGGAGGCCGATTCGATCTGGGCCGATATAGGCTGGAAGGCGGGAGGCGACATCCTCGCCGTCGCGTCGGTCGGAGAGAATCTTGCCGTCATAAAGAGCGAGGGGATGGCCTATGTGATAACGGGCTACTTTCCCGACTGGTATTTCCCGGAGGTCAGCAGGAACGCGGCAACGTGGTCGCGGTTCTCCCACGCGGCGGGATATGGGGATCTCCTGTTCCTCGACCCGCACATCGGAATCTGTTCGTTCAGCGACATGCAGAAGACGCGAGCCGCCAGACCGTGGGAATCCGGGATGAAGATCAACGGAGATCTCAAGGCGCTCTGCGATATAGACTCAAGGGTATGGACGCTCCCCGGCAGGCAGCAGTTCATTGTCCGCCCGAAGCTCACAAGTAGGGCGCTCTACGTCTTCACGGTCGGGCTCGGCTGGTGTACGTGGACATTCCCGTTCGACGTTCGGGGCGTGGCTGAGCATGGCGGCAAAGCATACATTCTCTTGAAGACGGCAGCGGGGACAGTCTCGGTCGGGCGTCTCGACGATGCGACCGGAACGGATCTCGGAACGGCGATAACCGCAACCGCCACGGGGAAGGGAACGGTGCTGCGCGGAACGGTCAACGTCTTCCATACGTGGGCGCGGCATCGTGCGATCAACGCGGCGATACCGACAGGAACGATCACGATGAGCGGATCGACGCTCGCATCCCTTCGGGAAATCGCTGATGGCGAGACGGCGACGTGGCAGAACTGGATCGGCGAGCCTGCGGTTCCCGGCATCACGACGACCGGAGGACGGATCGAGATTCGCGGCCTCGGAATGGAGGTCGGGGAGATATGAGCGGTCTTCCGGAGGCCCCGTATGTCAAGAGGCATGATGTAGGGATCATATCGACGCCATCGTCGGATACGAACCAGTCCCTCTTCCAGAACCGCATCCGGAAGCTCGAACGGATCACGAACGATCTCGTCGAGGCGACGGTGGACGTCCAGCAACAAGTTGGGACTGCCGTTGGAATCCCAGGGAAACCGACAGGCGTGAGCGCGAAGCACTGGCTCGGGAATACGACCGTGACGTGGACTCCGGGGGAGAACTCCGCCTCGTTCGAGGTGGTGTTCTCGTCATGGGCTGACGTGACGACGGCGGCGGCGGCGGGAACGGCGACCGGAAATTCGATTGTCCACAACGTCCCGAGCGGCGCAAAGTATTACTGGGTGCGCGGCGTGAACGCGAACGGGCAGACGGGCGAGTGGTCGGACATGGCGCTCGCCACAGTCGGGGCTTCGGATCAGCAATCGGTGATCAACGCGATCATCAGCACCAGTACGCTGATCTCGTCCCTCCGGAGCGGCATCGAAGCGGCGAGCGCACGGCTCGCCTCCATCGAGGGGTATCTCGAAGAGAACGGCGTCGATCCTTCCGGCATCATCCAGCGAATCGACGAGGGGGAACTCCCGAACGCGCTCATGGAAACGATCCTGTTTGCACGGAAGTCGCGGGAGAACGCCAGAACCGAGAAGGCGATTATCCGCCAATACGTTCACACGGAAGTCGATGAGCTCGGGGCGGCCACGGCTCAGTCGATACAGCAGCTTGAGGCGCGGTCGGATTCGACCGTTGCGGCGCTGGCGACCGAGCAGACGACACGCGCAAGTTCGGACAGCGCCATCGCGTCCTCGGTCACGGCTCTGTCCGGAACGGTCGATCGGAATCACGCGACGATCGTTGACGTTCTCGACATAGAGGTGACTCCGGACGGGGCCGTTGCGCAGCGGCTGAACCAGATCGAGGCTGATGTCGACGGCAATACCGCTGCGGTGCAGGAGAACGCGGAGGCCATAGCGACGCTAGACGGGTACGCATCCGCGACGTGGACGACGAAGGTGCAGGCGCAGACGGTCGGAGGCAAGAAGGTCGTTGCCGGGATCGGGCTCATGGCGGACAGCACCGGGCTGTCGGAGTTCATGGTGGCGGCGAACCGGTTTGTCGTGGTCGATCCGACCGATGCGGACGGCTCTGCAATTCGGACGCCGTTTATCATCTACAACGGAACGGTGTATATCGACCAGGCGTGCATCAGGGAAGGGACTATAGGAACGGCGCTGATAACCGACGCTGCGATCACGAACGCGAAGATCGGCACGGCTGCGATCAAGACGGCGAACATCGAGGATGCCGCCATCACCACGGCGAAGATCGGCGATGCGCAGATCACGAAGGCGAAGATGGCTTCGGCGTACATCAGTGATTTGCAGGCGGAAATCGCCAGTATCGCCC